GTGCATATTGTTCCACCCTTTCATCTCTTTTAATACTTCCACTAAGCAGCGTTGATGCTGCGGTGTCCCAATCACAATTATTTTACCTACTTTAGGGTCTAGTGATGGAACTGCTGACTGCAACAACCAACGTAGGTTTTGCTCCATAGCTTCAGCAGTCTTAGTATTATTCTCATCTTCAGGGTCATCTACAATAATAAGCGTAGGTCGTTGAGAGCCTACTTTTATTCCACGTAGCTGTTGACCCGTTCCTTTACAAATTATCATAGAGCCATCTTTTAGCTCTACTTCTGATTTTGCCCACTGCCGTGCAGAATGCTGTCCCCAGTATCCATATATAGCACGAAATGTCTGACTATAATCTAGCGTATCTTTAATCGTACCAAGCAGTTTTATAGCATGGTCTTGCGTTCTTGACACAAGTACAATAAGTTTTGCACCCTCGTGATGCATAATATGGTAGAGTGGAAACACTCCACCAACAATGGAGGACTTGGCATGACCACGAGGGGCAATGATGTTTACTTGTTTGGAGGCATTATCAAGTAAAGCATCGGCAATTCTATAGTGGAAATCTGGAGAAGGAGCTGTAAACATATTAGGCATGGCTATCTTGCCAAACATAATCATGTTTTCTTTTAACTTGTTTAATACTTTCTTCTTATCGTCTTCCACGTTTTTTCTTTGGCTTAGGGCATGTTGTTATGTTCTGAATTTTTGTAAGCTCATAATTACCCGTTTTAAGCCCACAATGTTTGTGATCCATACAATCAGTCGCATAAGCACACGTTCGTTCGATTAAGGGACAATATCCGAACATTATCGCTTAATATCTTTAACACCTAGCTTCTCTTTTTCTTTAACACTGTTAAGCATAGAAAAAATTCTTTCTAATTTTTTTTCTGCATTCGTAAATACTTGAGGCAATTTATCAAAGCCTAGTTTCATAACTTCTTTTCTAGAATGAATACTAAATAGCTTTTTAGAAAACTCAATAAAATCCACAAAGTACCATCTATCAGCATTGCTATAAAAAACATCATCATCTACATCAGATTTTCCTGCTATTATTATCCAATTCCATTTGTCAGCTCGCAATACATAGCGATTACTGCCATCAATCCATTCGTATTGATTATCCATCTTCACCCCACTCGTACATTAGTCCATATGTTTCCATCTCTTTTAATGCATCTAGTGCAACACTTGATAGGAAGTCTGGTTCTGAAGTTGGCATTGCTGCAATAACATGTAATGCTCTTACTGCCACTTCTAGTTGGTCTTCTTTAATGTATTCATCTGCATAATCGTAATCAGGTGATATCCTGCTCATTTGTTTCTTCTTTCCTTTGTAATACGACTTTCTTTTCCTCCGTTGCTATCGTATCAGCTATTTGTTTGGTTAAATCGATCTGTACGGTATCCGTAGTGACCTTTTTACTAGGTTTCATCTCTAGTAAATCCATTATAGAGTCATTTGCCTTAAGAAAGTTGTTTACATCTCCCTTTCCCTCTGCCATATGCAGAGCACGCAGTAGGTTATCTACTGCAAACTCCTTATTAACACTCTTTTGGGTTAATAAATCTTTTAATTTTTTCTCTACCATGCGTTTTGCTACCTTTTGTTTTAAAAACCTACGTACTGTTGCTTCAGGTATCTTTTGATCTGGGCGATAGATGTTCCCTAACTGAGAAAAATCCACCTTATCCCCTGATAACAACATATTTGCGTATGCTGCCACTGTATTCTTCGCTCGTGTAGTCCCTGCTTCTTGCTCTTTCCAGTCTTTAGCTGGATTTGTTTTAGAATAGACGTTATAGGCTCTATTTAATTCAAATTCTATTTTAGAAAATTGCGAACACCAACCTACACCACAGCTTAGTTTAATAAATGTCCGTGCATTGCCGTTCTTATCTGTGTATTCAGAGCGTGAAACACATTCAGATACGTAATTATCGTCTGTTAGCCCCCATTCTCCCGTACTACATTCCTTCCAATAGACATATTTCAGCTTTTTTGCATCAGCTTCATCTTTTGTATAGATGGGATGCATTGCTGTTTTATGATTTATTCTTCTTTTTATTTCTATCATGTCTTTATTAGTACTTAGTACTATAGTAGTACCTAGTACTTATCCTAGTACTTGAGTCTTATATAGACTAAGTACTTTAATCCATACTCTTAACATCTTCCCTCTCAGGATGAAGTTTCTGGGAAATTATTTTAGTAATAATTTCATACTCAGCTTCAAGAACGTCTGCTTGACTATCCATTTTTGCTTGTATTTTATTATATTCAAGCTCTGTCATTTCTTTCGATTCCCATTTACCTGTGCTCATGTTAAATATTTCATATACTTGTTTCATTGTTAAAGCTTTACATTAAGTTAAGATTGTAAGTTATGGTATTACAACGCCTAATTACATTTAGTTGTTCCGTACTCTTGTAGAAATTGATCTTAGAATGTGTGTGGGAGATATATACGTTACCCTACCCCCATGAAATCGGGGTGCTTGGGTTAGACTTGGTTGAGTTCAATCATCTAAGTTGAGTTCGTTAACTAATTCTAGTTACGTTAAGGTTAACTCACCCGTAACTATATTACCCACCCTTACGTACATGAGGTAGCTTACCCCTGCTCGTACCTCGCAGCCCGCTACACCTCGTACTACCACCGTATCAGATACACCCCCATATACACACACTCACACGCATATCTATTACTAATCCTTACAGTTACCTAATGTAGTTGAAATCCTTTATGTATAATAAATAAAGGAGTACAATATGTTATCTTATAAAGAATATATAGATAAATATGCTAAAGTAGCGTATGATGAATATGTTAATGGTTATAGTATAGATGATTGGATTAAAGAATTTGGAGATGATATTATAGATAGTGTAAGTAGGATTAATAGTTGAAAAATAGCACCTAGTAATTGATGTATATCTAGCTACTAGGTGCTTCTTTTATCTTTATCAATACCTAACAACAACTAGCCACCATATATATTTCCTTTATCTCTGATAATTATCAATAAATAGGAGTTCTTATGAAACTATTCAATCAAACGAAAGACCTTGCAAAGAATACTGGTTACTTTGCTATAGGTACTACTGTCATAGCTGGTATTTACGTTACTAAAGGTAGTAAACGTATCTCTAAACTAGCATCATACACCATTGATACAGGTAGAGATACCTTCAATGAAATGATAGCTAAAGATGAGCCAATGGATAACTTAGAAACCACGTAAAAATTCTTCTCAGCAATGGAATGAAGTTGTGGTAATAGTAGGGGGAGCTTCGGCTCCCCTTTTTCCTTTATCTATGATAATTAATATAACACAGGAGTAACTAATGGGCATCGTAAACAGAACATTAAAGAATCTTCAAGTTTTAGTAGCAGAAGTAAAAGTTCAACTCGAAGAGACAGAAGAAAAACTAAGATGGTATGAACTTAGTAATAAAACAGACAGAGATAAGAAAATCTACAATCATTATCTTGTCATTATAAAAATGCGAAAAGCTAAGATTACAGGAATACAAAGAGCTATGAGAATAATAAAAGAAGTCGATTTAAACGGCAATTACTACTCAGAAGACCAAATATCAACAGTTATGAGTGGTAAAAGACCAGACTGGTTTATTGATAGTTAGACTCTTTCCTTTATCTATGATTTTCTTAATAATACAGGGAGTTACACATGATACAACTACTAATTCAAACATCAAGTTTCTTTGAGTTTGTAAACTTAGATACTGGCGAACTTATTAAAATTGATAGAGATGACTATCCTACGCCAGGATTAGCTCATGAGCAAGCTTCACACTATTGTGCTGAAGAAAATGCTATGAGACATCACTTATCGTAACTGCATCTTAGCCCATGATTTCGTGTCGTGGGCTAAACTTCTTCCTTTATCTCTGGTATGTCAACTCTGATATATCAAACCGTAGTAATAGGAGTCTAATGTGACAAAGTTACAAAAAATAGTTAAAGCGTATTTTGAGAAAATTAAAGAAGACAGACCAAAGAATGTCTGGTTTAATAGGTCTAAAAATACGGATAATGGCTGGATTAATGAGACTATCCAATTAAAAGATGTATCTACTACAGATTCTGATTGGTTTGTTAATATGTTTGTAAAAGACCAAGATAACTCTGATGAAGAGTTTCAAATGGTTGTTAAGGAACTCGCTAAGAATAAAATGTACTTAGTAGAAGAAACTATGCAAGCATGTAAGAATAAAGTTAGTAGGTATCTCATAGATAGAGGTCTACCAAAACCTGCCACAGCTACAGCAGAAGAATCTCCGTTTTAGATTGATAGGATGTATGGGGTACGAAAGTACCTCATATGTTCCTAAATGATGTGCCTTCGGCTCATTATTATGACTAGTCCCAAAAGACTAGTCTATAACGACACAACTCTTTAACAAGCAACAAATAACAAGATTAAGCTTGTTGTACCGTGCTCTCATTGATCTACTTTTGTAGAATACTTTTGTACTAGTAGTAATACAAAGAAGATTTTATCACCACGGTTGTAGTAAAGCTAACTACGACAATGATACAACAAGCTTAACATTAGCCTATCATATCTCCTGCGACTCAATGTACCGAAGTCTAGACTAAAAACACTAACAGCATCGGTGTGTTCTTTGAGCGTATACAGTTAAGATTAAATGATAGGCTAAAATATTAGCTAATGGGATGAGTTTACGAGATTAAAACTCGTGGTCTGATGTAACTGCGGTTGAAAGACAAATCAAATAAGTTATTAAGTCCGTTCGTGCGTAACTGTAAAACTCATCCCTATTAATTACTAAAGAGGACATTTTTGTCCTGTCAAAAAACACGTAAGTATAACAATAACATATACTTATGCAAATTTGCCCTCTCTAAACCTTACACATACAAAACAGGAGCATTAAATGAGTAAAAATAAAATAAAAACACCTGAAAACATGGGTCTATTATACGGATATAAACCCAATAGAATAAGTTTTTACATAATACTATTACAATCACATAGATATGGTGAATTAAGAAAAG